ATTAGGAATATAATATGAGCAGTATTTTAAAAGTAAACACGATTCAAGACGGTGGTGGAAATGCTATAATTACATCTGATGGTTCTGGTAATTTAACAACATTAAAAACTAATTTTCCAGCGTTTGAAGCTTATTTAGGCTCATCACAAACATTTTCTGATCAAACAACAGTTAAAGTAAATTTTAACACAGAAATTTTTGATAGTGATTCTTGTTATGATGCATCGACAAATTATCGTTTTACACCTACTGTTGCTGGCAAGTATTTTATTTATAGCACTATAGGATTTGATGGTAGATCAAATTCAAACTTAAATGTTGTTCAACTTAATATTTATAAAAATGGAAGTATTTACAAAGAAAATCAAAGTTATTTTATTGAAAATTATATAAGACAAATAAGTGGTTGTACGAATGCTATTATAGATATGAATGGATCATCTGATTACGTAGAAATTTATGCTTATATAGATATGATAAGTGCATCAAGTGATGCTAGATTATTTGGTGGTAGTAATAAAAATTCAAATTTCGGTGCATACAGGATAGGAAGTTAATATGGCAATAACTAGAATAGGTAACCCAGCAATCGCAGATGTCAGAGGCGTTAATTTTAGGAATATAATAATTAATGGCGGGATGGATGTAGCGCAACGTGGAACTTCAACAGCTAGTATAACTGCATCTGGTTATCATTCGATTGATAGATTTCAAACGTCTGCATCTTCTATTGGAACATGGACACAATCACAATCTACTGATGTACCAACTGGTCAAGGATTTGCAAAGTCTTTAAAAATGGATTGCACAACTGCTGATGCTTCACCAGCCGCAAGTGATAATTTAATAATAATTCAAAAATTTGAGGGACAGAATTTACAATATTTAAAAAAAGGAACATCTTCTGCTGAACAACTAACTCTTTCATTTTGGGTTAAATCTAATAAAACAGGAACTTATATAGCTGGATTACATGATAGAGATAATTCAAGAATAGTAAGTAAATCATATACAATTTCATCTGCATCAACTTGGGAAAAGAAAACAATCACATTTCCAGCAGACACTACAGGTGCGTTCGATAATGACAACGCTGGAAGTTTAGACATACAAATGTGGTTAGCCGCAGGAAGTGATTTTAGTGGTGGTACTTTAGCAACAACTTGGCAAAGTCAAACAAACGCAAACAGAGCTGTAGGTCAAGTAAATTTAGCTGACAGCACAAGTAATGAATGGTATGTAACTGGAATTCAACTTGAGGCAGGCTCACAAGCCAGCGACTTTGAGTTTTTGCCTTTTGAAGCAAATTTAAGAAGATGTTTAAGATATCATTTTGATACAACAAGTGCTGTTAATGGAGAATCTGGAAGTGGACTAGGTGGTCTTATGGTTTTTAAAGCGTTTAATGCTAACGAAGCTGCTGGATATAATGCTTTTCCTGTACCAATGAGAGGAAATCCAACAATAACTGTAACAGATAATAGTGGAACAAATGGAAAAATACATAGATTTGCAGTTGGTGATGTAGGTTCAAATATTACTTTTGGTAATGTTTCAAATTCTGCAATTTGTGCAATTAATGAAACAAGTACATTTACTACAAGTGAACCTAATGCTTATGGCGGAAGAATAAGAGCAGATGCGGAGTTATAATGATTAGAAAAGAAGATATTGTTACAGTAAAAAAAGTTTATTTTTTTGATGGAAGTTGGTCTTACAATGTAGTTACAACAGCTACTAAATGTACAGTACCCAATAGCACACTAAACACAGATTACCATGAAGTTCAAGAATGGGCCAAGATAGAAGGCAATAACATTATCGATCCAGGAGCGTAACCATGGCTTTTGGACATAGTTCATTTTCAGGCGCAGCCTTTTCATCAACTGGAAGTACACCAGGAACAGTTGTTGTTACAGGTATATCTCTTACAGCTTCTTTAGGTAATACAACAACACAAGCAAATGCAAATGTATTTCCAACATCAAACTTAATTACCTCAGCTATAGGAAGTGTAAGTGTTGCCCTAAACACACCTGTTAATGTATCAGGTTCTCAACTTACAACTAATATTGGTAACTCAATTATATCTGGTAATGCTAACGCAAATGCAACAGGTTCATTATTAAGTCTTTCAATTGGAAGTGTCACAACAATTGCTAATGCAAACGTAAGTGTAACTGGACAACAATTAACAACTTCTCTAGGTAACACTACTCAGATTGGTAATGCAAACGTTAGTGTAACTGGACAACAGTTATCACTCAATATTGGTAATGCATCAGTCGACCTAAATACTCCAGTCGATGTAACTGGTAGCTCTTTAACCACTAATATTGGTAGTGTAAGTGTACAAGCTAATGCAAATGTAAGTCTGACAGGTATACAGCTAACTACAAGCATTAATTCACCATTAATTATAGCTTGGGCTGAAGTAGATCCTGGAGTCACCAATACATGGACAGCTGTTGATCCAAGTGTAACAAATACTTGGAATGAAGTAGATCCAGACGTTACAAACACTTGGACTGAGGTTGATATAGCAGCTTAGGGGAGTTATAATACGATATGCCTTCAACATTTTCTACAGATTTGAAACTAGAGCTCATGGCGACCGGTGAAAACGCTGGTACTTGGGGCACTAAAACAAATACAAATCTTAATCTAGTTCAACAATCTATAGCAGGTTTTCAAGAAATAGATGTAGCGTCAAGTGACGTTACACTGGCAATGACTAACGGTAGTATATCAAATGCAAGAAACATGGTGCTAAAATTTACAGGAACTCTTGCTGCAAATAGAACTGTCAATTTTCCAGCAAGTATAGAAAAATATTTTTCTGTAATTGATGGCACTGATCACGCAGGAAATTCTCTTACATTTAAAGTAACGAGTCAAACAGGTTTTAAACTATGTGAGGGTCATTCTTATATTTGTCACTCAAACGGAACAGATATTGTTAAAAACCATGAAGAAAAAGTTTGGAGAACTATTAATGCAGCAGAGACAGTACAGGCAGGAGCACAACTGTTTGTAGATACTTCTTCTTCTGCTTTTACAGTTACATTACCTGCTTCACCATCAATCGGTGATGAAGTAACTTTCTTAGACTCAACATATAATTTTGATAGTAACAATTTAACTGTAGGAAGAAATTCAAGTAAATTATTAAATACAACATCTGATTTAACAGTAGCAGTTGAAGGAGCAGCTTTTACATTAGTATATGCTAATGCTACTGTTGGTTGGACTTATAAGGATAAATAATGTCAGGATATTCAGAAACAAAATATTCAGCATCGGGTGTAAAAACAGGAACTATTGTACCACACGGAAGTACAACTGTGCCCACTGGATTTTTATATTGTGATGGGTCTGCTGTATCAAGAACAACTTATGCTAATTTATTTTCTGTAATCTCAACAACTTATGGTACAGGTGACGGAGCTTCAACATTTAATTTACCTGATCTACAAAACAATGTTCCTCTTGGAAGATCTGGCACTAAAGCATTAGGATCAACTGGTGGTGCAGAATCGCAAACACCTTCTGGAACTGTTGCGAACCACACTTTGACAGTTTCACAAATACCTTCACATACACATACACACCCAGGTCATCAACAAGAACAAGGTATTAGACACAGAGATGGAACTGATAGAATTCCTCAAAGAGGTGATCAAGGAAGCGCTAGTGGAACTTTTACTTTTGGTAGCACTGGTGGTGGTGGAGCGCACAACCATGGATGGACTGGTTCGAGCATGTCAATTTTACAACCTTATCTTGCTTTAAATTATATTATAAAAACTTAGGAGATTTTATGCCTTTAACTAGCGTTTCTATAAGAGCAGGCATTAATAAAACCGATACACCTGCAGGTGCAGAGGGTCAATGGATTGATAGTGATTTTGTAAGATTTAGATATGGACAACCTGAGAAAATTGGTGGCTTTGAGGCTATAGGTCAAAAAACAATATCTGGCCCTGCAAGAGCTCAACACACTTGGAATGATTTAGAAGGTAGAAAGTATGCTGCACTAGGGACATCTAAAGCTTTATATATTTATTATGAGGATGCTTTTTATGACATTACTCCTCTTGATACAGCTATATCTGGTGCAACATTTACAACAACAAATACATCTACCACTGTTACAGTTAATAAAACCTCACACAATTTAGAATTAGGGGAGTATATAACATTCACATCAGTTACACCTCCAACTGGAGCAGGGTTTGTAGCAACTGATTTTGAAAATAATACATTTGAAGTTTTAAATGTAGCAGCTAATACTTTTGATATAACAATGCCCTCCGCAGCATCAGGGTCAACTTCTGCAACAGGTAGTGGAGTAATAAACCCATATGTTGAGATTGGTCCTACGATACAAACCTATGGTTATGGTTGGGGCACAAGCACATGGGGAACTGTGGCATGGGGTATAGGAAGTACATCAACACAAGTTATACTTGATCCTGGTTCATGGTCATTAGATAATTTTGGTCAACAACTTATTGCCACAATTAAGGATGGTAAAACTTGGGTTTGGGATGCTGGTCTATCAAACCCACTTGAAAGAAGAGCTGTTGTTATGTCTGGTGCGCCAACTGCATCAAGACTGACAATAACCTCTGATAGAGATAGGCACGTAGTGCACTTTGGTACTGAAACTACAATAGGTGATGCAACAACTCAGGACCCTATGTTTATTAGATTTAGTGACCAAGAAGACTATACGACTTATGTCCCGACTTCTACAAATACGGCAGGAACATTCAGACTGGACACCGGAAACAAAATAGTAGCAGCTGTATCCGGTAAAGATTACAATTTAATTTTAACTGATCAAGCAGCATATGTAATGCAGTTTGTTGGACCACCATTTACTTTTTCTATAAGACAAGTTGGTTCTAACTGTGGATGCATCGGTCATCACGCTGCAGTTTATGCAGATGGTCAAGTTTTTTGGATGGGTAAAGGCGGAGGATTTTTTAGATTTGATGGTACGGTAAAACTTCTACCTTCACTCATAGAGGATTTTGTATTCACAACTACGGGTAATAATGTTGGTGTGAATTATGCGTCTAATGAAATAATCTATGCATCTCATAATTCATTATTTAACGAGATCGTATGGTTTTATCCTGCGGGAACTCCAATCAGTGATCCATCTTTACAGAATAACAGATCAGCAACATACAACTATATAGAAAATACTTGGACTACTATGACTTTATCTAGAAGCACATATGCAGATGCCTCTACATATGCAGTGCCATACGCAACAGAATATGATCCAACTGCTGTACCATCTGCATCAAATTTGTTTGGTGCTACAAATACTTTTGGAGCTACCACTTATTATGCACATGAAGTCGGTGTTAATAAAGTTGATCTCAATTCACAAGTTACAGCAATACCTGCTTTTGTTACTTCTGGAGATTTTGATTTACCAACGGAGGGTGACGGTCAATTTTTGTTACGAGTGAGTAGGTTTTTACCAGATTTCAAAAATTTACAAGGCACCGCTAAAGTAACTTTAAACACAAAAGATTTTCCAATATCAGGTAATACAACAACAGCTCAATTTGATGTAACTACTAGTACGAGTAAAATTGATACCAGAGTTCGTGGTAGATTAGCTAATCTTAAAATAGAAAATACTTCTACAGATGAAACTTGGAGGTTTGGAACATTCAGAGCAGACGTAAATATTGATGGTAGAAGATAATGGCTAAAATAAATGTATATATACCTGAACCTCAACCAGAATATTCTGCTGAAAATTTTAGGCAGATAAACCAAGCTATAGAAACTGTAGAAAATCAACTCAACACATCGTACCAACAAGACTTGAAAAATGAACAGGATGCGTTTAATTACTTTTTATCATGACTATAAGATATAAAAATCAAGGTTTTGTACAAACTAATACAAATAAAACAACAGTGTTGACGTGCCCCGCTGATGCAACTTTAATTGTTAAAAGTATTTATTGTGCAAACAACGATGCTTCATCAGCAATTTTAGTACACATGAATATTAAGGACTCTTCTGATTCTAATACGGAATATGAATTTTTTAGGAGTGATGTTGGAGCAAAGTCACAAGTTAATGCTTCACCACAAGGTTTGAACTTAGAAGCAGGTGATGCAATTACCGTTCAAGCAGGGACAGGAAGTAACAAAATACAAGGTTTAATTAGTTACGCACAAATAGACAGATCTCAGGAAAATGGCTAAACGTAAATTTGTAAATTTTACACCAAGACCAAAACCTAAAAAACGTCCGCGTAGACATAAAAAAAAGCTTTCAAAGGATGAGAAAAGAAGTTATAAGAAATACAACAGACAAGGAAGGCCTCAATGAAATTTAATTTTGACGGTAAAGAATATGATTCTGAAAAATTATCAGATAATGGTAAAATTTGTTTAGCTAGATTGCAGAACATAAAAACAAAAAAAGATAGTCTTACATTAGAGTTTAGTGAATTGAATGTTATAGAAAAACACTACGCTGATGAATTAAGAAAAAATTTACCAAAAGAAGATAAGGAAAAACAACAATGAATTACGTTATAGTAGATGGTAAACAAGTTCCAGTAATTCCTGCAAAATCAAAAGAGGAAGTTTCTAACAAAAGAACAGGACAGAAATATGAATCTAAACAGGAATTTGATAATGATGTAGCCAATCCTGAGACAGATACAGTTGCTGAGGATTTAAGAGTTGATCATACAATAACTGTAGCATCATTAGTCGTTGCTGGCGATACCCAATAATGGAAGCTCAAGGCGGCACTGAGTTACAACATGCTTTTTTAGAAAAGTATGTAGATAAAGATTTACTTAGTAATTTTCAAATATGCACATCCATACCTGGTAAAGTGCCTTTAGTAAAAGATAAAATAAATATACTTTGGCAAAAAAATTCTTACGATCAAGCAAACCTACAAGACTTTTTCAAGAATAAAAAAAGACATAACGAGTATGATTGGTATGTTTTTAATTCACATTGGACATACGAAAAATTTAGATTTTTTTTTGATATACCCACAGAAAAATCTGTTGTCATAAAAAATGGCGTAACAAATTTTCCAAAAATAAAACCTTACAAAAAAGGTGATCCTGTAAGATTATTATTTCACCCTACGCCATGGCGAGGCTTGAATGTTATTTTAGGTGCCATGCAATATATCAAAGATCCAAATATTACTTTAGATGTTTACTCAAGCTGCGATGTTTATGGATCTGAATTTAGAGATGCGCATCATAAAGATTTTGTTGAGTTATTTGATCAAGCAAAGAAGTTACCTAATGTAAATTATATAGGATATAAACCAAACCAATATATCTTAGATCACATTACAGATTATCAAATATTTGCCTACCCAAGTATATTTGAAGAAACGTTTTGTATATCTGCGGTTGAGGCAATGTCTGCGGGTCTGTATACAATTGTAACTAATTTTGGTGCATTGTTTGAAACTTGTTCTGAATGGCCAATATATGTAAACTATGAAAAAGATTACAAAAATTTATCTTATGCCTTTGCTCACGCAATACAAATAGCGGCTTCACAACTTCATGAACCTTCAATACAAGAACATTTGCAGGATCAACAAAATTTTTATAAAAAGTTTTACAGTTGGGAAAAGAAATCAAATGAGTGGACTAAATTTTTAAAAGGAGCTCTAGATGCAAGACCAAGACCCTAGTAAACCTATATGGGTTCAAAAAGCTGAAGACATACATTTATTTATTGGAACACCTGTGCACAGTGATTGTTCTATACATTATGCACAAGCATTAATAGAATTACAAAAAGCTTGTTACCATAAGAGAGTCAAAATAGAATTTAGTTTAGTAAAATCATCTTTAGTAACACAAGGAAGAAATTTATGTGTTGCTGCTTTTCTTGACTCTAAAGCTACACATTTATTATTTGTAGATTCTGACATAGATTTTAAATCGCAGTCAATATTTAAAATGATTGCAAAAGATAAAGATGTGATATCCATACCTTACCCTCTTAAAAATTTTGATTGGGAGAAGGGTTTTGATAAATTTAAAAACAAAAAAATAGAATCACCTAAAGATTTAGCACAGGCATTTAATCAATACCCAATGAAGGTAGCAGAGCCTGATAATATCACTGTCAATAATGGTGTTATTGAAGTCACTCATAGCCCTACAGGATGCATGCTTATTAAGCGTAATGTGCTTGAAAAGATGATAGAAAAATATCCACATTTATTAGTTAAACAAAAGACAATAATTAATGGTGAATTGGTGGATAGAACTAACCTTTATAACTTTTTTGATACGTTATTCGACCCCGACACCAACACGTATCATGGTGAAGATTTTGCTTTTTGTAAACGATGGAGAGATATAGGTGGTAAATGCCATGCCTATATCAATGATGAAATCAGCCACATTGGCGAGCATCGATATATTGGATGTTTTGGCGATGAGTTGATACTAACTGAGTAAAATGGTAATATTAAACTTTTAGATCTAAGGAGAAAACAATTATATGCCACTACAATTTTTACCCTATGCATTAGCAGCCATTGGTGGTTACAAAGGTTATAAAGATTCAAAAGATCAGGGTATCAGTGGAATAAATAGATTATTAAACACAGCGGCAGGAGCCACCATTGGATATACTGTAGGTTCTTATGTTCCTGGTGTAAAAGCAGCTGGGTTTGGTAAAGCGGTTCCAACGTTTACACAACTACCAGGTATAAGAGCAATTCCTGGATTTGGCGCTGGAGTTCCATCTGCTCAACCAATGTCTGGGTTTGGAGATACAGGGATAGCTACACAAAGAATGTCTGATTTTGCAAAAACAGATGGCGGCACTAAAGGAAGTTTATTAGACATTTTACGTAAAAAGAAAGATGGCAAAGTAATTGATGAGTACGATCCAATGAAAGTTTCATTAACGGCTGCAGGTATACCATTTGCTCTTGGAGCATTTGATACTGGTCCAACAGATGTTTTTTCACCAGGTTATAATGTTGGTTACGCACAATTTGCAGCACAAAGACCAGGGTTTACTTATATTGATCCTCAAACTGGACAAGAGAGACCTTATGAAAATGTTTACATCCCAGAAGCAGATCCAGCAAATCAAGGAGAATTTAGATCCGGTCCATACAGTATGAATAAAACAAGATTAAAAACAGGTGGACTTGCAGAGATAAAAAAATTTAATGAAGGTGGTGTGAATTATTTGCCATCTAAAATTTCACATGATGAAAATGATTCAAATAATTATGTCAGAGCACATGGTTATGTTGAGGATGGATCAGGAGCAGGTGATAAAGACGAGGATACAATGTTAGCTCAATTAGCAGACGGAGAGTTTGTAACACGAGCAGATGGAGTATTAGGTGCAGGTATCATAGCTGGTGCAAATCCAAATAGCATCAAAGATATGAGAGAAAAGGGTGCCCAATACTTCTACGATCAACAAGCTAGATACAAAAGAGTATTTGATTTATTGAAGGAGAAGAATGGCGACAGTAAGCAAAAAACGAATTAAACCTCTAGTAAGCGTTATAACTATTGAACCAAAAGATGTAGAAAGATTTTGGCCATTAGCAGAGTTTATGGTGTCTGAAGCACTTGCATTCTCAGGAAAATATGCAGATGCAAGTTGGGTTTACGATCAAATGAAAAAAGATTTGATGCAATGTTGGATTATGTTCGGATCTGATGAAGCAGAAGAAAATAAAGTGTTTGGTATTTGTATTGGTAGAGTTGCTGTTATGCCAAACTATAATCAATATGAAATAGTTATTTGCACAGGTAAAAGAAGAGATTTATGGGAAGATAGGTTGATTGCAGAAGTTACAGATTTTGCCAAACATAATAAATGCAAACGTCTTAGTATAATGGCAAGACCAGGTTGGGAGAGAATTTCCAAAAAATGGGGATGGAAAAAAAGACATGTGCAATTAGAGAAATGGATATAATATGAGTTTTTTTGGCGGAGGAAAATCACAGGCAGCACCACCCTCTTCAACAACACAATTTGTAAGAGAGGCGCCTGGTATAGAGGAAAGAAAATTAGAATTAATGGATATTGCGCGTCAAGTAGCGCAACAACCCATTGACCTTCCAGATATACAGGTTGCAGGTTTAAGCCAATTAGAACAACAAGGATTACAAAGAGCGGGTCAAACAGGGATAGGCGGCCAAACTGTTAGATCGGGAATTGGCGCAATTCAACAAGCTGCAGCTCCAATAGGTGCTGCACAAATTCAACAATTTTTAAATCCTTTTCAATCTTATGTTACGGGTGAAATTGGAAGACAAGGTCAAATGATGCAAAACCAAATAGCTCAACAAGCTATAAGATCAGGAGCTTTTGGCGGTGGTAGAGAGGGTGTTCAACAAGCAGAGTTACAAGGTAGAACTTTAGAAGCTATGGGTAGAGCACAACAGGCAGGTTTCAACACAGCTCTTGGTGCAGCTCAAAGACAACAACAAGTTGGTTTGTTAGCTGGTCAACAATTAGGAAAACTTGGTGAACTTGAACAACAAATGAGCCAAGCAGACATAAATCAATTATTAGCATCTGGGGGAGTACAAAGACAGTTGGCTCAAGCAACTTTAGATGCACAAAGACAAAGCACACTACAACAACAATATGAGCCTTATCAACGTGCAGAATTTTTGGCTAATCTATATGCAGCAGGTCCAAAAACACAATCAGGTGTGACTATGGGCACTGCTCCAACCACAAGTCCATTAGCTCAAGCAGTCGGTACGGGTTTAGCAGCATTCACAGCTTTTCAACCTAATCAAGCTCAAAGGGGGTAAAATGTCTTTAAATAAAGTTCTGAACAGACCTTTGTTCCGTGAAGCTGCTCTTAAAAAAGGTTATTTAAAACCAATCAAAGCTTTTGATGGCAGATTTATTGGACCACCTACAGCTCAACAATCTTTTATTGGACCAAGAAATCCATTTAGTCCTCAACCTGTTGGACCTAATCCAAAAATGTTTTCGTTTGATAGAAGATCTGGAGGTTATCTTACACCCTTTGGATTAAATAGAATTAGAAGAATACCTGGGAGTTTTGCGGGCCCTGTCGCTATGTACACTGGATTAGAAGCAGCTGGCGTTCCAGCTCCCCTTCTCGGAGGTATGTTTGCAGGTGAATTAGGAGGACTAGCTCTAGGAATGTCAAAAAAAGCTGCAAATCAAGGAGTGTCAAGAATGCTAACATCCCCAACAAGATTTGCTGCGAAAAATCCATTATTAGCAACAGTTGGACTAGCAACAACTGCTACGGGCAGAGGTTACTATGATTTAGCAAAACAAAAAGAACTTGTAAAAGAATATGCAAAAGCAAATAATATTAGTGAAGAAAGAGCTATGAACATTTTTGAAAGAGATGTTGCTGGCGATAAAGGAAGAAAATTGTCGGAAGGAACTTTCTCAGATATTGCAAAAACATTTAATAAATATTTAACGCAAAGCCCATCACGAGCTATGGAGTTAGCTAAACCTTTGAGTGAAAGCACAGCTCCTGGACAAAAATCTGAAAAAGATATTGCAAATGAAATTAGAAATTATGCTTCTAAAGTTGGACAAGGTGGTTCTAGAGTTTATCAAGATGTAGATACTTTAGTAAAAAAATACAAAACCGCAGACAAAGCAGTTAGTAATGAGATGAATGAGTTCAGAGGTCCTGATGATGACTTACTATACCAAAATCAAATGACACCTAATCAAATAAAATTATACTCAGCTGCTACAGATTTAACTGCAAAAATTATGTTTGAAAATCCTGGTATGTCACTCGAGAAGGCATCTAACCTTGCACAGGCTGTTGTTAAAGGTGATGTAGATGCAAAAGATATTAAAGATGTTGCAGAAAATGATTCTTTATATGCTAAGGTTGATAATGTATCAGGAGATACAAATCATCCTAACGATCAAAAGAAAAAGAAAACAATTGAAGGTGGATCAGATAACAAACCTGGGGCAACTGATGGATCGTCTGGTGACCCAAATATAGATCAAGGAAAAAATATCGCAAAAGAATATAATTTTAATTTAAAAGATATAGACCCTAGAAGAACTTCTGTTGATCCTAAACTAGTATTTTTATCTAAATTAGCAGCAGGTTTATTATCAGGTAAAAGTATGCAATCTGGACCGGCTGGCTTTTTTGAAATATTAGGTAACGCTTTAGGTCCAGCAATAGATTCAACCATTTTAGTAAAAATGAAAAACGATGAGGCTTTTAGAGATTTTGCTTCTATGGTTTTAGATTTTAATAAAGAAATAATTAAAGATAGAAATGATGCTTTAGGCTCAGGTAAATATGATTTAGGTTCTTTAGAAATAGATGGAAGATTTTACGAAGCTTTCAAAGATAAAGAAACACAAGTTGTTTATTCAAAAGACCAAGATGGTAATTTAAGGGTAATTCCATCCGATGTTGGGCAGTTCTATATACAACAAAATAGCGAAAAATACATGGACAATATCAAACTTGTTGCTGACGGTGCTTTATCTGCAGAAATTTTAAGAGATCAAATTGAACTCATGAGAACTCCTGAAGGTAAAACAGCCATCGGTGCATCTGGATTGATTTTATCATTTGCAGAAACAATTGGTAATCTACCACGTGAGATTAAAAGTGGTGTAGTAGGATCAATATCATCTACTTTTGACCAAACTGTACCTGAAAATGAAAATTACATAGATTCAAAAGGTAAAAACAAAGGAAACTTCCAAGAAAATACAGATAAAATTTTAGGTAAATTTGAAGGTGAAGTTGAAGATTACCTAAAGAAAAATGCGTCTGCATCTGAAACACTTGGTAAGTTAAAAGTAAATGCTAGAATGTTAACATATACTCTTGCTAACGCTTTGAAAGATAAAGACAGATTAACAAACAGAGACTTACAATTAATTGAAGAACTTACAGGAACTTTATCTACTGAACCTGATGCAAAAATTATACAAAAATATGAAGAGTTATTAAGAAGAGTAGAACAGAAAAACCAATTAAGGTTAAATAGATTCTACACAATGGGTTACACCGGAAGAGATGTAGAAGGTATACTAAAAAGTTTAGACAGAGCTTCAGTGGTACAACAAACTGCACCAGAGATATTTGATGTAGGAAGTGCGTTCGAAGCATTTGGGATACAGTAATGGCGTTAAATGAAAAACAACAACAATTTATTGATATGTTGCAAAACAGTATTGACAACAATACGTTTGCACCAGAAGCTTTAAATCCATTACAAAAAAGGGCTGTCGATAAATTTATTAAAGACGGCCTTATCAAGTCTGAACCTTTAGAAAAAATTGTAGAAAAAAGAACAAAAGCAAGGCAAGACATAGCAAAGGCAAGAACTGTAAAAAAAGATCCTATTGCAGCCTCTTTAGGTTTTGATGAATCAAGGTTGCCTGGGGGAGATTTTCTTCTCTCTGGAAGAAGCTCAGCAGTTTTAGCAGGAGATTTAGGTGCATCTTTAATGGCAGTAAATTATTTTCAAGACAACATAGCTAATTCTTACAAAGCAGCTGCAGCTCAAGCAGGACAGGCAGGTTTTGGAGAACAACTTAAACTTACAAGAAACAAAAGATTTTTTTTTGAAAATTTAGCAAACAAATTACCAGCAAGATTTAAATTTACAGGCGCTGCACTAAGATTTGCAGGTAAAGCATTGGACATTCCACAAAGAGTGGCCAACAGTCCTTTGGGTAGAGCAGAACTTGGAGTAGCAGCTGCAGGTACAGTTGGAGCTGGTATTGGTTCAGCGGCTTATGACGTTGCAAATAAAGTGATGGGCCCGAGAATAATTGAAGGAATGCTAGAGGATTTAGGAGATATGCCACCACAAAAACTGGAGGATATGGACGTAATTGATAGAGCTGTCGTAGAGGCAAAGAATGCTGCGCTGTTTAACTTTGGAGCAGCAGCACTTACACCATTACTTATGGCATCAGGAGGTATACTAAATAAATTATTTGGCACTACAGGTATAACACAAAAATCAATGGCACAATTTGCACGGGACAACGGATACGAAATACCTTTACTTGGTGCAATGAAAGATGGCCCATTATCTGGATTAGGTCAAAGTTATTTTAAAACTATCGGGGTATTTCCATACATTTCTAAAGTTATGGATAAAAGAATGCTTTCAGCTGAAAATGTGTTTGCTAAAGGTTATTTAGATTCAAATGTTGCAACTATTGCTCCTGTGTATAGTCATTCTTTTTTATCACAAAAATTATACAATCAAGCAGTAGAAACATTCAAAAAAAATGCGGCTACCATTGAAGAATCATACCAAAATTTTTTCGGGTTAAGCAGAGTTGCTGGTAATCCTGCTATTTTAAAATTAGATAATACCCTAAAGGTAGCTGAAGATTTTTTAAGACAATATTCACAATCATTTCCAGATTTAGCTAAAGCATATCAAAAAGGTATGAGCACATCGGGAGTTGAGGCTTTTAGTTTTAAAGACGTGGCAGATTTAGCAGAATTTGGAGATCCTTTAAAACAATTTTTTGGTTTTGCTTCTGGAGTTGCAAGAACAGGTCCAATTACTTTTGAACAATATAAAGGTTTAACAATGATGTTAAACAGAGCATTAGAACAAACAGGATATCAAACTGCATCAAGATCTGTTGCAGGCATTAGAGCTGCGTTAGAAAGAGATGCACATGGTTTTTTAAAAAATTTGAATACTACAGAACTGTTAAAAAACTCAGATGTTCAACAAAATTTAATAAGACTTGGAGGTGGTGATCCTGTAAAAATTATTGAAAAAGAAATTGCAGAGAGACGAGCACAGGACGCCTTAAATGTAAACGAACAATTAACACCTGCTATGGTAAATGAACAATTAACCAAAATACAAAGGGAAGGTGTTGAAACAGTTACGCCTGAAATGTTGCAAGAGGCAGCTGCAAAAATGGCTAAAACACCAGAAGGTAAAGCACAATTAGAATCTGTAATTAATGCTGGATCTAAAATGCATAAGGCACTTAAAGATGGTAATGAAGTTTTTGCCCGAATCATGAAATTCTATACTGGGAAAGAGGGAACAACAGCTATGAAAGCTTTACGACAGTTTGATAAATCTTTGTTTACACAAAAAACATTATTTAACATACCTGGTGCAGCTGTTTTGCCAAAAGATCAATTATTTGAACAAATTCAAAAATCTGTGTTTGCATCAAAAAGTCCGTCAGCTTTAATGGAATTTAGAAAAATGATAGGTGCACAAAAAGGATTTGATGGTTATTCAGAGGCAGGTGCAAAACTTTACAAGGCAGCTTCAGCTAAATTTTTACACAATGCTTTTATGAGATCATTTAAAAGCAAACCTATTAATTCTGGAGTTTTTGGTTCTTCAAGGGTGCCTTTTTCAGCGCCTTTCGAAAATGGTGCTTTCAGACAATTAGAAACAGACGTAAGATTTCAAGAGGGTCTAGACGATGTTTATGATGCATTTGGAAGAGCAAATGTAAAAGATGCCTTATCAAGACAGGGTGGTGAAATAACTTCAAGATTAAGTGATGATACACTTGAGGATGTAACAAACATAAGATTTGGTCCTGAAGATTATAGAGACTTTGATGGTGAAACATTTTCAAGACTTTTAGGTTTTGATAGACCAACAAGAGAAACCAGGGCTTTTCTTGAAGAATTGTATGGCGGAGGGGTAAAAGGAGCTCAAGCAAGAGGACACCTTGAAGATTTTGTTGATTATGCAAAAAGATTAACAGATATACCTATCACAAATTCATCCTCATTTATTCAAAGAAGATTAACACTTGGGGGCGCAAGTTCACTTGCAGGTGTTGCTTTAGGTTTTGGTGGATCTGCTGTGGCAAGTCCATTAGCACCTATACTTTTATTCGCTACTGCACTAAGAGCAGGCAAAATTTTATCTGATCCATTTTTGTTAAGACAAATAAATGATGTGCTTACACCAAAAGAAGTAGAAGCCGTTTTAAAAGGGGGTAAAGCATTTGGTGTAAATCAAGCTGGTGTAATAAATCCGAAAGCTTATCTTGCGGGACTAAGAACAAAAAGGGAGGCCTTTGCAAGATTTATGAATAAAGCATTTGGTGAAGATAATGATTTTAAACCTGTAGATCCAAATAATATAGATTTTGAATCTATAACTGAATATTTAAATGCGCAACAAGTACAAATGATTAAGCCAAATTATGGTGAGGACGGAGAGAATTTACCTCAAAGAACAATTGTTGCTATGTATAATGAAGAAGTAATGCCAGAACCAAATGAAGCTCAAGCTGCAGAAGATCAAAATTTTATTCAAGGTGGTATACAAGCAATTAAAGATTTCAATAGCACATTTACGGTAGATGGTGAAAAAGGTAAGTTAGAAATAGGAGATCAACCAAATCAAATTGTTTCTGCAAGTCCAACATTATCTTCGCCTGGAGTTCCAACAAACGTTGGGCAACAAGTAAGTGCAAGTCAATTTCAAGCTCTATTTCCAAATGATCCAACGGGAGCTGCTATAGCTTTGAGAGGTAGACGTGTCTAAGAACGCATTACAAATGATTGAGTCACATGAAAAATTGTGTCGTATAATGCAAAAACAAACTCACGATAAAATAACTGGTCTTGAAAAATCAGTCAGTAGAATAGAAAAAATCATGTTGACTTCAGCAGGTGTATTAATTACAGGTATGGCATCAGTCATAATTGTATTAATTACACGATGAAATTAGTAAAGAAATATCCTTACAAACATTATAATAGATTTTCAGATACAACAGGTAGAAAATATTTAGTTGATAATATAAAAGTTCCGTCTGTTACAACAATATTAAGTGCCACAAAAGACATGAAACAATTAAATAATTGGCGTAAACGTGTTGGAGAAGAAGAGGCTAATAGAATTATGAACCAAGCATCTACTATTGGCACTGAAATGCATCAGGTTCTTGAATACTATCTTACTGGACAAGGATATTATAATGATATGGAGGATGGAGCAAAACCTAGAATGATGGCAAAAACTATACTAGATAACATAAAACTAGATGAAGTTTGGGGTAATGAAATAAGCCTTGAGTATCAAAACAAATTTGCTGGTACCTGTGATTTAACTGCGGTTGCATATGGAAAGCCAAGTATTGTCGACTGGAAACAAGCAAATAGGCCCAAAAAAGAGGAGTGGGTAGAGGATTATAAGTTACAACTAGGTGCTTATTATTTAGCCCATACAGCCAATTACGGGCCCATAGAGCAGGGTGTAATCAGTATTTGTACCCGAGACCTCCAATATCAAGAATTTAAGCTCTCAGAGCCTCATTTAAAAGAATATAGCGAAAAGTTTTTAGAAAGATTAGAAAAATTTAATAAATTACAATAACCAGTCTCTTAAATCCTCTTCACCTAAAGTCTTAGCAGCTATTTGACCTTTATTTACTAATGATTTCATAATAGCCTCATCTAAAGTATCCCTGGCCACAATATCAATATATGTTACAGAATTTTTCTGTCCCATACGGTGAGCTCTATCCTCTGATTGTTTTCTTACTTCTAAGTTGTAATTATTTGAAAAATATATGACGTTAGTACAAGCAGTAAGAGTAAGACCAAAACCACCAGTTGTGGGATTACCCACAAGAAATCTAGTTTTTTTATCTTTTTGTATGCGTTCAACAGCTTTTTTTCTATCTTCAACATTCACATCTCCATAAATACTTACGACAGCATCTTTGCCATATTTTTTTTCTAAGAATCTTATAATCTGTTTAATATTATAAATATAGTTAGCCCATATAATTGATTTTCCGTCTGATTCTTCAAGTATTTCATCAAGTGTAGTTAATTTTTGTTTGTGTAGTTCAACTATCTCACCATCATCATTTTTAGTGAAACCATTACAAACTTGATGCAATTTAATAATTTCTGTAAGTTTATTAGAAAATGATATTGTACTATCTTCAACAATTGCCAACGCCATCGTTCTCAAGCGATTATATATATTTTTGCTTTCACCTTCGAGTTCAATGTATCTTTTCTGACGTACCTTTGGTAGGAGGTCTAAACACTGTTCTTTTCGTATTCTAGTTGAAAACATTTTTAATTTTGTTTCAAGCTCTTCTAATCTTTTATAATATTTAGGCACACTTATGTAACGACCAGAACCAACGGGTATGTCTGTCATTTCTGCATATCTATTTCTAAACGCAAGATAACTAGAAAAACCTAATAATTCTGGACTTAAGAATTGACATTGTGTAAAAAGATCTAATGGCGACTTTGTTATTGGGGATCCTGTTAATATGCGCCTTACCCGCGCTAATTTTCTTAATCCTAAAATGTTCTTTGTACGTTTTGCTGATCTATTTTTTATGGTGGTTGATTCATCCAACGCTACAAAGTTTAGCTTATTTTTAATTAAATAATCTACACAACCGTCAAAACCTCTTTTGGTTGATAAGGCTTCAACATTTATTAGAAATATTCTAAAGTGTTCATAATTATTTAATTGATTATAGTCTTTTTGTTTATCTAAATTCCATTTAAATATTTTATATTTTATTTCTGATGGCATGTGGGTTTCTATTTCGGTTTCCCATACTGTGTAAACTGATTTTGGCGCAATGACTAAAGCAGAATTAATTTCTTTTGTCAAAAAAAGATATGCCATGTTATCAATAGTTACTTTTGTTTTACCTGTGCCCATTTCCATAAAGTATGCCCATTGATGTTTAATTGCTGATTCGTTTAATGCATTGCGTTGATGTTCGTAAGGTTGAGTTTTATAGGGGTATTTCCACATCTCAAGGTTAAATATATTTTCTTGTTGCAAAATTCAAGAGATTATTTTATGAGACCACCAGGAGGAAAATATGGATATAGAAAAAATGTCGTCCATTGACATTGATCAAGATAATGTAAAATCAATATCAGATAAATGTCACCAACTTAGTGAACTCCAAAGTCAACTCAAAGATAAGGAAGAGGCGCTTTCTTTATTAAAACATAAAATAAGAGATATGGAAGAACGAGTAATTCCTGAAATGATGCAGGAGGCAGGTGTATCTTTACTAAAACTTAAGGATGGTTCTACCGTTGAGGTAAAACCTTTTTATGCAGCTAAAATTCCTGAATCAAGAGTTGAAGAGGCCTTCATCTGGTTAAGAGATAGAGGTTTTGAAGACTTAATTAAAAATACTGTGACTGCTTCTTTTGGTCGTGGACAAGATAATCAAGTATCTGAACTTATAAGTGTATGTGAAAAATTTGGTTTCAACTATAATAAAAAAGAAAAAGTTGAGCCAATGACTTTGAAAGCATTTGTAAGAGAACAAGTCGAATGCGGAAAAGAATTACCATTCGATTTGTTTGGGGTTTACATAGCTAACAAAACAAAAATAACAAATAACAAATAACGGAGGAAACGTGAAGACAAAAGACGGACAATCGAACGAAGTGTCGATTAAAAAAGATGCAGGTGCAATTGCTTCAATAAATATTGAACAGTTTGCAGACGCAGGTTTTGATAATGTTGATTCAAAAAGTTTAGCATTACCATTTCTTAAAGTGTTAGGACAATTGTCACCACAAGTTACACAAGGTGATAGTAGTTTTATGTCTGAGGCCAGAGCGGGTATGATTTACAATACAGTAACAGATGAGCTCTATGATGGCCAAAAGGGCATCACTGTAATTCCATGTTTTTATAAATTGGAATACATAGAATGGAAAGACAGAGATAAAGGAGCAGTTGCACCTGTAAATGTCTATCCAGCAGACTCAGACATCATGAGTAAAACAACTAGAGGGGATGACGGTAAAGATAGATTACCAAATGGTAACTACATTGAAGAGACTGCATCTCATTATGTAATGGTTGTTGAACCAGAAAAAACTTCAACAGCTTTAGTTACTATGAAATCTACTCAAAGAAAGAAATCTAAAAAGTGGAATTCAATGATGATGTCACTTAGACAGAAAAGAAAAAATGGACAAGGGTTTTTTAAACCTGCACCATTCACTCAACAATATACAATGAAGACAGTATTAGAAAAAAACAATTTGGGTTCATGGTTTGGTTGGGAGATAGAACATCAAGGTCCTGTTCAAAGTGAAGAAACAATGAAAGCAGCTTTTGATTTTTATGAAAGCTGTAAAAAAGGTTCTGTGAGAGTGAATCATAACAAAGAAGAACAAGTAGAAAAAACTCCATTCTAATATGGATTTAGTTAATAAGCACCTGGAGGAGTTTATAGAACTCTTCCAGGGCTCTACCACATATTTTGGTGTATCCAAACCTACAGGTAAAAAAAATTCTAAAGGCAAAGCAGAATTTAAACATTGGGTAGAACCTCAACCAATGACTAAAGACCATTGGATAAGTCACCTTAAAGGAGAATCTTATTATGGAAGTGTGCCTATAAGGGATGATAACACATGTAGTTGGGGTGTAATAGATGTTGATCGTTACAACATACGTCATCAGGATGTTATTTCTATAATTAGACAAAGAAAATATCCACTGGTTCCATTTAGATCAAAGTCAAACGGATTACATTTAATTTTATTTATTGAAGGTGTGGTTGCTGCATCATCTATGAGAAAAAAGTTAATAGAACTTGCATCAGATTTAGGAATAAACGATACAACAACAGATATTTTTCCTGCACAAGATGAAGTAGATTTAACACCTGAAAACTGGGACGATAAAAGAAAGGGTAATTTTGTAAATTTACCATATCAAAAGTTCAACATGACCACTAGGGTTGCGATGGATGATGAATGTAACTCTGTAAAACTTGAAGACTTATATAATTTTGTTCAAAAATTTAGACTCACACCAGCACAATTTAAAAAATTAAAAATATTTCAAGATGATGAAACTAAAGATTACCCTCCTTGTGTAGTCAATTTTATGAAAAACAAAGTTCAAAAAGGAGAGGGCCGAAACGATGCAATGTTTAATGTTGCAGTGCTAGCAAAAAAAATAAATCCAGATCCTGTTATGTATGAAGAGTGGACAAGAGAGATGATGACAAAAGTTTGTAGCGAGAAATTACATCCAAAAGAATTACAAAACATATTTAAAGGCGTTGAAAATAAAGAATATGCTTATAAATGCAAAACATCAATTGCAAGAATGCATTGTGTTTCCAGTGAATGTGTGAAAAGAAAACTTGGTATTGGAGTTAATGAAGCCTTACCTGAAGTTGGCAAACTCATTAAAGTAAATTCTTATCCTGAGCCTTATTGGATTTTACCAATACAAGGCAAATCAGTAAGATTGTCCACAAAACAATTATACCAACAGCTCTTGTTAGGTGAGCAACTTCTAAATTATGATATTGTGTGGAGACCTTTAAAAGCTACAAAAAGAGATCCAGATCCTTATAGGGATTGGTTAGAAGAACTTGTTTCAAACAAACAGGATATGGAGGGCTTTGATGCGGTAGAAGAGAGGGATGACGTATTCAACAATAGGATGGCTAGATTTCTTGAAGATGTAGAGGATACTACAGAATTTGATCAGATTGACTCTGACAATATCTGGAGGGATGATACTGAAATGAGATTTAAATTAGAAACTTTTAGATCTTTCATAAAAAAATTAGGTTATAATTGGAATGAAAAGGAGTGCACGAGGTTTTTAGAACAAGGTGGAGCAAAACCAAAAAAGAAATTTCAAGGTATAGACAGCAGACACTGGGTCGTTGCCTTACCAAAACAAACAGAGCATAAGAATAAAGATGTCAAATTTACTAAGTCAAAAGCTGCGTGGGAAGACAATTAAAATATTTGGTCCACCAGGTACCGGTAAAACAGAAAATCTGTTAAAACGTGTACAACGATATTTAAAAAAAGGATATTCACCAGATGAAATATGTTACATATCATTTACCAATAAAGCTGTGGACGAATGTGTCGACAGGGTTCGTAAAAGGTTTACGGAATACAAGGAAGATGATTTCAAATATTTCAGAACCCTCCACTCTTTGGCCCGACAACAATTCGCTGAAATTCCCGTTTTAGATCCAAAAGCAGATTTGCTTATGTTTCATACACAATATGGAACAGTGAAAGTTAATTACAAAGAAAATTACGATGATGCAAAAGTTTACAATAATTGGTCATTACAAATTTATGATAGATCAAGAAATATGAAAGTTGATCCTGTGTGGTTATATAAACAACAATCTAGAAAGCCTGTACGTTTGCAGCAGTTTAAATCAATCATAAATGGTTACGAGCAATTTAAAACAATGGAACTGGAGGACGGACAACGGACACCAGATAGATTAGATTTTACAGATATGGTTGAAAGATATATTACAAACGGTTTAGTCATTCCATTTAAAGTTCTTATGGTTGATGAAGCACAAGATTTAACACCTTTACAATGGGATATGGTAGTTAAAATAGCAAAACAAGTTAATCGAGTTTACATTGCAGGCGATGACGATCAAGCAATTTATGAATGGAATGGGGCAGATGTAACTTTATTTCAAAGATTCCCAGGCAGAGCATTAGTTTTGAAAAGATCTGTTAGATTAAATAAAAATATACATTTTTTTTCTAAATGTTTACTGAACAGTATGGGTGATAATCGAGTGCCAAAAGAATTCTATTCTAATCAAAAAGATGGCAGTATATTTAAATGGAACTCTTTAAAAAAGGTGCCATGGGACATGGACGGGAGTTGGATGGTATTAGCCCGAATCAATGATGTAAAAAAGGAGTTGCAACAGGAGGCAAGAAATTTGTCTTTGTATTATCAAGATGTCAAAGGCAACAAATCTTTTGACCCCTCACAGTTTTTAGCTATTGAATATTGGAACAAAATTTGTGAGGGTGGTTCTATATCTAGAGAAGAGGCGTGTACAATGTATGAGTATTTATTAAACATAGACCACGGATACCGGTCACAGGACAGTAAAAAATGGAGTTTCGCCCACCCAAATCAA